GGCCGCGAGCTTCCGGAGCGTTCGCTGGAGCCGCCGGATTGTTGGCGGGAGGGGCCGGAGGAAGAGGAGGACGAGGACGATGCTGACGAAGATCCCTATCGCTGATATGTCCCATGAGGACTGGCTGGCGGAGCGGAGAAAGAGCCTGGGAGGCTCGGACGTCGGCGCGATCGTCGGGCTGCACCGATACGCCACGCCTTACACGGTCTGGGCCGAAAAGACGGGACGCATCCCGCCGAAGGAGGACAACGAGGCCATGCGCCAGGGCAGGGACCTGGAACGATATGTGGCGGAACGGTTCACAGAACGCTCCGGCAAAAAGGTGCAGCGATACAGCTATTTGCTGCGGGATGGTTCCGTCCCATATCTACACGCGAACATAGATCGACGCGTCGTGGGAGAGCGGAGCGGCCTGGAATGCAAGACCGCCTCGTCTTGGAACGCCGCTCTGTACGCTGGGGGCGGCTTCCCGGAGAGCTATTATGCACAATGCGTGGCCTATTTGGCGGTGACCGGGTGGGAACGGTGGTATCTGGCGGCGTTGGTGCTGGGGCAGTCGTTCCACATCTATCAGATCACGACCATAGCGGACGATGGAGCTCCTGAGTGGTGCGAGGGCAGCGTATATGTGGGCCCGGACGAGATAGATGCGCTGAAGCGCTGCGCTTCCGAGTTCTGGGAGAACTATGTCGTCCCTGACGAGCCTCCACCGCCTGACGGGCTGGACCCAACGGGGGAGGCCATACAGGAGATCTATGCGGACGACGATGGCGGAACGGTCGAACTGTTCGGCCGCGATGGGCTCCTGGAGGACTATTTCCGGCTTTGCGCCGAGAGAGAGGAGACACAGCGGAGGATAGAGGCCATCAAGCAGACCATCCAGATGGACATGGGGGAGAGCACAGGCGCGGTGTGCGCAGCGGCTCACGTCTCATGGAAGCTCCAGCACCGAAGGAGCTTCGACCCCGCGGCGTTCCGCAGGGTACATCCGGAGATATCACTGGAGCCCTTTTACAAGCAGACACAGAGCCGTGTATTCAAGATCACGAGAGAAAAGGAGACATGAACATGGAGAACGCGATCCAAAAGGCCCAGGCCGGGAAGATGGCCACAGGGAAGGCCACTACCATACAAGACTATGTCAAACGCATGGAGAAGGAGATCGAAAAAGCGCTCCCATCCGTCCTGACCCCGGAACGGTTCACCCGCATCACGCTGTCCGCGCTGTCTACCGACCAGACATTGGCGCAGTGTACGCCCAGATCGTTCCTGGGGGCCATGATGACGGCGGCGCAGCTCGGCTTGGAGCCGAACACGCCGCTTGGGCAGGCGTATCTCATCCCTTATCGCAACCACGGCAGACTGGAATGCCAGTTCCAGCTCGGGTACAAGGGGATGCTGGACCTGGCCTACCGCTCCGGCGTGGTGAGCACGATCCAGGCCCACGTCGTCTATGAGAACGACGAGTTCGATCATGAGTTCGGGCTGGAACCGAAGCTCCGTCACGTCCCGGCGAAACGGGACCGGGGCGCGCCTGTATGGTTTTACGCCGTGTTCCGGACGAAGGATGATGGATACGGTTTCGATGTGATGAGCGTGGAGGAGATCAGGGCCCACGCTCAGAAGTACAGCAAGGCATATAAGAACGGCCCGTGGCAGACGAACTTCGAGGAGATGGCGAAGAAAACGGTGTTGAAGCGGGCGCTGAAATACGCGCCGCTCAAGACGGAGTTCGTCCGGGCCGTGGCTTCTGACGAGACGATCAGGTCCGGGCTGTCCGACGACATGTTCGACCTGCCCGATGAGACGGTCATCGAGACGGAGGATTATGAGGTCGGCGAGGTCACCGGGGAGCTGCCGCTCGGCGGCGAGGATGGCCCGAAGGGAGCCGCGTCAGGAGAGGGCTCCCATTGACATCGTCACCCAGGCGGAGCCGGATGCGGTGTGGCTGGCGGGGCAAGGCGCCAGTCACACCGGCCGCCGGCACAGGCGGAAGGGCGAAGACAAGAGCGCGATCTACATTGAGTACAGGAGGGATACGAATTGCTGAACCATATCGTCATCATGGGCCGCCTGGCCCGCGACCCGGAGCTGCGCCACACCCAAAGCGGCATCCCCGTGGCCAGCTTCCGCCTCGCGGTGGACCGGGACTTCAAGGACAAGAACACCGGCGAGCGCGCCACTGACTGGATCGACGTGGTGGCCTGGCGGGGCGCCGGCGAGTTCGTCAGCCGTTATTTCACCAAGGGCCGCATGGCCGTGGTGGAGGGGCGGCTGCAGATGCGGGACTGGACGGACAAAGACGGCGACCGCCGCACTTCCGCCGAGGTGGTGGCGGACAGCGTATACTTCGCCGATGCCCGGCGGGACAGCGACAGCGCCGGCACGTCCGGGAGCCCTCAGGCCCCGGCGGGACATGGCGCTGCGCCGGGCGGCTGGACCTCCGGACCGACCGACGACGGCTCCCTTCCCTTCTGAGGCGGTGAGGCGAGTGACCTACATCGACTATCTGAACGACTTCAACCAATGGCTCGAAACCAACGCTCTGCCAGCGTCCTCACAATTGATGTTCTACAAATTATTGTACGTCTTCAATAGAGCGGGTTGGCCGGAGTACGTAGGAGTAGATAACTTGCGGTTGATGCTCATGACAGATACCAAGTCTGAAAAAACGGTCATCCGTGCGCGGGACAAGCTGGTGGAGGCCGGGTTCATCACCTACAAAAAGGGGCGGAAGGGGATGCCGAACCAATACGCTCTTTGTGAGAAACACTGTAAAAATTACAGTATAAACGACAGTGTATCTTAAAAATATACTGTAACCATTACAGTGTATCCGCCAGTATATCCACCAGTATATCCGCCAGTGTATCCGCCAGTATATCCGCCAGCCATATAAAGACAAAGACATAGACAAAGACAAAGACGTAGATATACTGACCTGTTACGTAGTGCTCCTGTATAGACGTTCTAAGACTTGAAACTATCATCCTCCTAACGAAAGAGGAGGAGACTTATACCTGGTACGTAGGCGCGGAGGCTTCCTCTCCGCCTTCTCGACAAGAGGTGAGGTTTTTTGAAAAGAAATGAGATCGACGACCTGTTCCGTTTGCTGGCGATCTTCCGCCCTGGGGACAAGCACCTGTCGGACCCGATGCTGCGCTCCGCGTGGTTCCTGGTCCTGGAACCGTTCGACCACGACGATGTGAGGGATGCGGTGGCAGGATACTTCAGGGAGAACAAATATTGGCCGGACGTGACGGACATCGCGAAACGGTGCCCGCGCCCTGTATGTGCCGGGCCGGCGGGAACGGGCCCTGCGGCAAAGAACGCGATGTGTCTCCCGAGCCTGGAGCGTGTCCGCAGGCATGACGAATGGATCGACAAGTTCCTCGACGATCTCGATCCAGGCTGGAGGGAGCGTTGGAGGGCATGATGGCGAAGCTGGTGGTCCCCGGGCCTCTGCCGGGGCTGAACGACCTCATCACGGCCGAACGCTCCCACAGGCAGAAGGGCGCAGCCATGAAGCGGCAGGTCCAGCGGGTGGTAGAGCAGTGCGCCAAAAAGCAGTTGCGCGATTTTCGGCCCACTCGTCCGGTTTGGATGAGCACACCTGGTATGAACGAGACCGCCGCAGGGACAAAGACAACATAAGCTCGTTCGGGCGGAAGGTGATCCAGGATGGGCTGGTCAAGGCCGGGGTCCTCGCCAATGACGGATGGGCGCAGATAGCGGGCTTTTCTGACGAGTTCCACGTGGACGCGAAGCGGCCGCGCGTAGAGATCGAGATCGGGGAGGTGACGATATGACAGGACTTTCGAGCGCAGTCGAGCTGTACGACCCATATGGGATCAGCCATGCCGTCAGGCCGTGGGTCAGCCCGCCGGACCCGCCGGAGCAGGTACATACCTGCGACCCGCAGGCGGCGATCGACCGCTGCCTCGACTGCAAACGGGAACGCAGCTATGGGAACTGTGCGCCGCACGAGGGAGAGCAGACGAGGACATGGGGATGCTATGACGAGCTCGACGACCAGATAGATGCCCTGCTGCGCGCCGGTTTGAGGAGCGGCCCCATTTGCCAGGAGCTCGGGATCGCGATGAAGGAGCTCAAGAACGCGAAGGCGAGGCTGCGCTACAAGGCCGGACGCGACGCAGCGGAGGGGAAGAGGGGGGAAGACGGATGAGACCGATCGATGCAGATGGACTTGAGATCGACATGGCGGAAGAAGTGTTCGACGGAGATGGGGGCTATAAGATCTTCGGGTACAGCAAACGGCAGATCGACGCCGCACCCACCATCGCCTCGCAGCCCAACGACCCGCTCACCCTGGAGGAGCTGAGGGGGATGGACGGGGAGCCGGTGTGGATAACGCCGGGCGGGTTTTGGGCGTTGGTCATAGCTAAGGCTGATGAGCGCGTTAGACTTAGATGCAATGACGGCGAAACCGTTTGGGCGGATAAAGAAATCGAATTGGTGGGGCCGGTATACCGCCGCAGGCCGGAGGAGGGGGTTAGGAGAACGATATGCGTTATTCGTGGTGGGGGCATATAAAGGCGATCATACGGGCATATCCAGCCCGCCAGGGGAAGGAGCTATCTGGCGTAGCCCTGAGAGATCAGATGGCCGTGCAAGGAGCCATAGAGGCTACAAGACACATGGATGGCGGAGAAGCGAGGATGAAGGTCATCAGATTGTTGCACTGGAGCGTTCCGATTACACTCAATTTGAACGGAGTCGCACTTGCTGTCAAGTGTGATAGGGCCACAGCGGCAAGATGGCAGCGCAAATTCTTTGAAGAAGTGGCGAGGAACCGAGATCTGCTCGATTGAAAGATGCGACTTTTTGACCTTGTTTTTATGCGATAATAAGGCAGGTGGGAGCCCTCCATCCTCCCACCCATGCTCCTCCTCCTCTTGACCACGAAGGGGCAGCGGGTCTCGGTCCGCTGCCCCGGATGTGGGAGATGTGCCGTTCTTTGAAGCTCATATCTCTGTGTAGCGGGAAGCGGCAGGGGCTATATGCAGTGGACCGGCGCATGGACCGGGAGCTGCACTGTGAGAGGAAACGCATGGCGGGGTATGTTCCCGCAGCCTTTTCTATCAGATCAAAATGCAAAACATTCTCCTTGGTTGAGATAGACCTGGAGCAAGAGGTGATGAGAGTGGCCCGTGGTAAGTTTGGATATTGGCTGACTGAGGACGGGCTACTGCTGTTGGGCGGGTGGGCCCAGGAGGGGCTGACCGATGAACAGATGGCAGAAAAGATGGGGATCGTTCCATCAACGCTATACGACTGGAAAAACAAATTCCCAAAGATTTCAGAGGCCCTAAAAAAGGGAAAAGAAATCGTTGATATCCAGGTCGAAAACGCTTTGCTCAAACGGGCGCTCGGCTATGATTATCAGGAGGAACGGGTCGAGCGTTCTGACAAAGACGGCGTAAAAGTGATCCAGACGTTGAAGCATGTCCCGCCCGATACGACGGCTCAGATCTTTTGGCTGAAGAACCGCAGGCCAGATAAATGGCGAGACAAGCCGGTCGACGTGAAAGAACAGACCACCGTGGAAGACCTGACCGCGCTGGCGGAGAAATTGAGGGCTGAATGACATGACCCTCACCCAAACCATCCCTTGGTCCGACTTCTCGGACAAGCATAAATACTACATCCACAATGCCCTGAAAAGCCGCATCTGCGTGGCGGAGGGGGCGATACGATCCGGAAAGACTATCGACCACTGCATCATCGCCGCAGCGCACCTGGAGCTGTGTCGGGACAAGATCCACCTCGCGTCCGGCTCCACCATCGGCAATGCCAAGCTGAACATCGGTGTATGCAATGGTTTCGGTTTGGAGGCCCTGTTCCGTGGCCGCTGTAAGTGGGGCAAATACCGGGACAACGAGGCACTGTTCCTCTACACCCAGACCGGCGAGAAGGTGGTCGTTTTCGCCGGGGGCGGCAAGGCCGACAGCTACAAGCGTATCTTAGGAAATTCCTACGGTTTGTGGATCGCAACGGAGATCAATGAGCACTACGACAGCGACGACAGTCGGGAGTCGTTTATCAAGGTGGCCTTTGGCCGTCAGGCGGCAGCGCAGGACCCGCTGGTGCTGTGGGACCTGAACCCCTGCAACCCGAACCATCGGATCTATGAGGACTACATAGACCATTACGCAAGGACCGGTCTCTCAGGCTACCTATACGAGCATTTCACCATCGACGATAATCTCTCCATCTCCAACGAGCGTCGGGAGGAGATCAAGGCGCAGTACGATCCGTCCAGCATCTGGTACAAGCGGGACATCCTTGGGCAGCGGTGCGTGGCCGAGGGCCTGGTGTATCCCATGTTCAGCGAAGAGGGCCACGTGGTGGACGAGATACCCTGGCAAGCCCTCCAGCGGGGGAGATGGTATATCTCGGTAGATTATGGCACAGTGAACCCGACCTCGGCGGGGCTTTGGTGCCTGTGGCGGGGGACGGCGTATCGCGCCGGCGAATATTACTATGACAGTAGGAAGCCTGGGAACCATCAGCGCACGGATGAAGAGCATTATACAGGTCTTGAGGAGCTGGCTGGAGACAAGAAGATAGATCGGATCGTCGTGGACCCATCCGCTGCCAGCTTCAAGGAGACGATCCGGAGGCACGGGAGGTTCGCCGTGTGGGACGCAGACAACAGCGTCGTGGATGGCATCCGGTTGACGGCTTCGCTGCTGCAGGCCGGACGGATCCTGATCCACAGGGACTGCAAGGGCCTGCTGTCGGAGATCGCCGCATACCGCTGGGACACGGAAGCGTCGATGGATACGGTGATAAAAGAAGCGGATCACGCCTGTGACGACATGCGGTACTTCTGCTCCACTATCATGGCGCGGGAAGTGCGGTCTGCGGGCATATGACAGGGACATTTCGATGGGCTATCAAAAAAGAGGAGGATATCTAGCATGAACGAACTGAAAGTGTTCAACTATGAGAGCAATGAGGTCCGCACCATCATGCGTGATGGGGAGCCGTGGTTCGTGCTCAAGGATGTGTGCCGGATCTTGGACATATCAGACCACAAGGTCGTTGCTAGGCGATTGGATAAGGATGAGGTGTGCCAAACACCCATCACCGATAGCATGGGTCGCAAACAGGATACGACCATCATCAACGAGTCGGGCCTGTACAACGTCTGGGACACCAATGCTGTTGACCGTGGCGAGGATGTGCCGCTCAAGGAAAACGACCACTGCATGGATGCCGTGCGATATATGGTGAAGACCTTGCGCCTTGTCAAAAAATCTGCCGAAAAGGAACACAGGTCTATTTGGGATTAGGAGGATGAAGATGGGAATCCATCCATATGAACAGAAGATAGAGTTAAAACCTTGCCCGTTTTGTGGCACTCCAATGAATACAGGCAACCATTTCGGGCTTTTTGGATGGCACGAGCCAGATTGCTTCTTTTTCTATCTCGACGAGCATGAAGTGGATATGTACGAAGAAGATATATTTCCGGGGTTTATTTCCGCATGGAACAAAAGATACGAGCAGAAAAGGGAAAACGTAAATGCAGACAGGCAACATTGAAAATATCTCTTTTTCTAAATTCCGTTGTAACGGCTGCGGAATGGTGTTCAGCATTGTGGAGCCAAAAGAGATTTGCCCGGAATGCGGATTATTCTTTTGCGAAGCGTGTGCCAAAAGCGGAAAATATTCAAGCAATAAGTTGAAGAATATGGGAAATGTAGGAGGCGAGCCGCCGAATTGTAAATCACATATCAAGGTCTGGTAGACTGCGGACAGGACGAACGCCGTCGAATGGATCTTATCCGTTCCGTGGTGGATCAGCACCGCAGCAGCGAAGCGTATAAGATCGCCGCTAAATGAGAGGAGCATCATCATGAACGAACTGCAAATCATGAACATCAAGGGTATCAAGTGCTATGAGAAGGATGGCGTTGTGTACCTGGACCTCGAAACCTGTGCTCGTGGGTTGGGGTTTACGCAAGAGAAGAGCGGTGTGGAATATGTCCGTTGGGAAACGGTGAACGGTTATTTGGAGGAAATTGGTTTTCCCAAGAAGTTGGGAAAGGGTGATTTTATCCCCGAAAACATCTTCTACCGCCTTGCCATGAAGGCAAAGAACGCCGTCGCGGAGGCGTTCCAAGCCAAGATCGCCGATGAGGTCATCCCCTCCATCCGCCGCAACGGCGGATACATCCACGGGCAGGAGAACATGACGCCGGAGGAGTTGATGGCAAAAGCGCTGATGGTGGCGCAAAAGACTTTGGCCGACCGGGAGGCCCGCATCTCGGCACTGGAGATCGCCAACTCCGCCCTGACAGTGGAGACGCAGGTCATGAAGCCCAAAGCGGA